GTATTATTGAAATACGAACATCCTAAATCGGAAACCAATGGAGCCAATGGATATTCTTCTGTCGCTGGAACCCTTTGATCTACCTCACAAGTATAAATAGGATATTGTATATCTGGCAAACACCTACGCATCATTTCAGTCATGCCGCCAGCATCTTTCGTATTAAGAAAGCGACTCATCGGGTCTAGTATAAAGGCTCTATTAACATTCGGAATAACGCCAATCATTGCATTTAAAGCCCATACTTCATCAAAATGGACACTATGAACACGGGATAAATGAAAGTCCAACTGACTTCTTCCCATTGCAACGATAGCAATATTTTTATCTTCTAATTCTTTTATAGGTACTTTTAACATTAAGTAACTGCTTTTCTAGTTGTACCTGTCCTATAATTATCTTTAGTTTCCCGACCTTCTCCCAATACTTTCAGTCGCTCAATGGATTGGGCAAATCTTTCCTTATAATTCTGCATGACATCCGCTTCGCCCTTCATAAATGTATAGGCTTCCACCAAACTGCCATATAATAGGCAGTCGGAAGCATTGGTTCCAATCCAACTGGTTCCGTCACCTGATGTCGTTATTGATGTCGGTTTATACTGATAGTGTAATTCAACAGTAGAATTGGCATTGGGTGTAGGTGCCACGATGAAACTATCGACATCGAATACGGCATAATATTTAGGAATCCCCGTTGTACTGCTTGACGGATAGGACTCCCGTATAAAATTTACATCCTTGAATAATAAGTATTCATACCCGCTATTATCAACGGCAAGCGAAAAGGGAGCCAAAAAATCATCAGGCATACTTAAATATTGATTACCGGATGTTAATGATCCAGTAACATTTTTCCTGAAAAATGGCAGCTCGACCATTTTTAATATTCTATCTTCCGTATTTACAATAAATTCATCAAGATAGCTTGTAAAAGTTGTTTCAGTATTATTGGTATAATCCTGTATCGCAGATTTTAATGTTGTAAATGTCCACGCCATTAGCTTGTACTCACTGTTAATTTACCCACTCTACCATGCATGGTTAATCCCATTGTTCTGGAACCCATTTTGGTAACACCGCCACCGATGGGATCAAAAGCATAATATCTTCTTGATTCCGCTTCACCTGAATCCGGTCTTGAATTATATAAGGATTGCGCATCGCTCGTATTCAGCTCGCCTAATTTTAATTGAGGTTGATCTTCATCCAAGCATTCCGTACAGACTCTTTGCCCGTTCCTGATGCTATTCTCAATCTGATAAAACAATTCATTTAACTTATAAGTGAATCCGCAACGATCACAAATACCTAATGCCTTTTTTCCGATTGCATAACTCATAAATTCATTTAATAATTGTTATACGATAAATCAGGCACAAATCGAACTGATGCCCTTTCCCTGTCAGCATCGCTGACATCACGCCATAATTCATCATACCTTAGTTTTATCATCGGAATTTTTTGTAATGCTTCAGGATTTTTACAGGCAACATTATAAGCAAGTGCATAAGTTAAACAGGGTAAATATCGTGCCGGTATATCTGCATTATTACTGGCAACTGTACCGACATCCTCTATCCTTTTTACATAATCATAGACTAATGTATAAGTATCTGCGTCATCAGGTGTTGCCCACAATACAATAGTATTGGTTCCCGTGTTCTTGTCGATATAAAATTGCGTTGGCTTTGAGCGTGTTAATTTGGTGGCTTGGTGATTATATTGGGTACGGGAAATTCTGTTTAATCTCTGATCCATCTGTTTATCGGTATCTCCCGCATCTGTCCTTATAAATGCATCTACCACATCCATTGCCGATGATTCCAGACTATAACTACTAGTGCCAGCCGTTAAGGAAGCGCTTGCCTGTGCTATTGTCCAAAGATTCAATCCTTTGTTCTGCCACTCCAGAAAAACCAGATTCAACGCTCTTTTAGCGCCACGATAATCGTAGCCTGTACGAAGCTCCATCCCGCAAAGATCGTAGGCTTCTTCCATGATATCAGCTATATCCAGATTAAATGATGTTGTTCCGCTTGTTGCCATTTATTTTTTCCTCTTACCTGCTTTCTGCATGGCAATAGCTATTGCCTGTTTTTTAGGTTTACCTTCTTTAACCAAAGTAGATATATTCTTGCTGATTACCTTTTTTGAGCGCCCTTTATGTAAGGGCATAATTAAGTTTCCCCGCCACCAAACATACGCTTGATGTATTCCTTATAGGATTCAACCTTATTTTCTTTTCCTATTTCAGTGGCTCCCTTGTTCGCATATTTATTTTTACGAACTCTAGGTTTGCCTCCACCGGAATAGCCGTGAGGTTCTTTAAACCTTGTGTTCCTACCAAATCCTTTCATAGTTATTACCTATATAATTGAAATAAATAAACATAACACCTTGATATACAAGGCATTATGAATATTATTAATTGACGTTCTAATTACTTTTTCTTGGCGGTTTTCTTCTTGGCTGCCTTCTTTTTAGCCTTCTTTTTACCGCCTACATAAGCTTCATTAACATCAGGTGTTGATGGATCATCCGATTTGAAATGACCTGATTTAGTACGCGCACGTTTACCGGCATTAGCCAGTTCATTATATTTACGTTTCGCATCGTCTAAATCTGGGTCAGGTCCGAATATGGGAATAAAAATACCATCATCCCCTTTTTTAAGTACATTATACTGAGCAGGAAATTCCCCTGTCTCAGCTATAATATATTCACTCATAAGCTTTGACTCCTTAGTCCGAATAAACCTTAACCATCTCTATAACGATGGAATAAGTATCTCCAGAACTATGTCCTAATGTTGTAAATAGAATATCACCAGTCTTACCGCTACCCGCATTATTCGGTATACCGCCAAAATCTTCAAAATTAAGATGTCCATTACTGCTTTCAGCCAAATCGCACAATAAAACATTTGACGTGGCATCCAATAATAGTTGAACGGACATCCCAACAATGGCATGGGTAATACGCATGACCCTAACCTCAGAACAGGAAGTTCCTGCTGCGTTAGGTGATAAAGCAGAAACATCTACTTTAACAACTGCGGATTCCCCACTGCCATCGCTGACGTTGGTAAACTTCATAACGCAGTTTCTTGAACCATCAATGATGGTCTGTGAAGTTACTGCATCAGCCATTATTTACCCCCTTACTCGAATGGAGTAGCTAATGTGCCGTCACCATGAAGGAATGCTTCACAATGCCACACTGCTGCTGTAGTAGCCACCAGACGAATAACTCCGCCTACCAACCAACCTTGCGCTGCTGTTCCCAAATCAATGGTATCGTCATCACTCGCATCAGGAATAAAGGTATTATTATCTGTTGCAGTTGCCGGATCAAATATCGTGGCAAAACCAGAGAATAAATCGCTGGTATTATCCGTATTGATCTGTCCTGCACCCGTGAAGGTTGTACCGACTATAAAGGTATAGTTTAAACCTGCTGCGGCAGTAGGTAGTGTTACCACGATCCCTGCTGCTCTATTCAGCGTATAGACTGTACCTGAGTCTGTTGACTCAACGCTGTGTGTAGCACTTGTAATGCTCTCTATTTGTGAATAAGCAGATAAATAACCTGTCGTAGTAATATTACCACTTGTATCAATATCCAGATTTGTCGTGATGGCACCTGTAGTAGAGTTTTTGCTGATTTGTTCAAATCCGCCTATCGCCCTGACATTGCCTGTAAAAGTTGTATTAGCCATAAATGATTCTCCTGTTTAGGCTATTGTCCACTACATATGTAGCGGTCAGGATTAAAAAAAGGGGGATAGTCTCCTACCCCCCGTTAAGCTTACGAACTACCCGGTGAACCCCAGATACCTAGCGGATCGGATACCCCGAAGGAATATCTTTCTCTTGCTTTATATCTGACATTACCAGTGTCAAAGTCGCCATCCATGTTTGTAGACATGGGTGTCCTGATAAATTGCTTCATGCCATCAGGAACATCGGTGACAATAAAGAAGGCATTCGTATCGGTCAGATAATGATTGACCGAATAACCTTCAGGTATCACACCATTGGTCTTGAGAGCATTGACATCATTATCAGCAGTGCCGACTCTGTAATCGCTCTTTAAAAGGCGAGTAGCAGTAAATTGAAGATCAGTGGGAACGATCAATTTCTTTGGTCGTGCCGCGATCTTTAGACCTCTTTCATCAGTCCACTTACTGATCTGAATGACAGCATTCTCTAAGGAAGTCTCATTCAAGTCAGCAGCAGTCGCAGGTCTATTACTGTTTTTACCACCACTTACCAATGGATGTCCGTCACCGCCAGTCACACCATCACTTGATGCTGTGAACAAGTTCACTCCATCGCCTGATTGATAACTGTTGGTAAATCCATTGTTAAGAGGGAAAACCGCCTTTACTTGCTTTGTATATGACATCGCACGAGCAAGTGCTTTGGTATAACGAGCAGAAAGTGAAACATAGAGATTATCTTCCATTGCTTCTTCTGTAATCGCATATCCCATTGCAATTGTTTCGTGAGTGTAGCGAGCCACAAAAGATTCTTGTGCAGTATCATAAGCGATAGCTGAACCTTCATCTTTAACTGGTGCCGCACCGAAACCTGATAACTTGAGTTCTTCCTCGAATGATCTGTCGGAGTTCTCAGATGTATAGATTTCCTGATGTTCGTTCTCGTAACGAGCATACTCTTCACCAAACAGGGCATTAAGACCCGGTAGGAGTTGATGTAGCTCTTGCGCTCTTGAAATCGCCATAACTATATTCTCCTATTAGCCTATACCAGTCGCTTGAAGCAACTGATGCCCGCCTGTTCCGAAAGCGGATTGTGAATTGAATACTACTAATACATCCGTGTAAGCATCCCCGATAGCACTATCTGGACCATCAACAAAGTCAATGATCTTAACAGGTAATGTACTGGTTGTTGCTACAGTAGATATATCAACCGAGTTCTTGCTTCTTCCAATCGAAGTTGATCCTGCGGTCTGCACGACTGCACAGTTTTTACCAAGATCGTCTTGGTCTGCTGCACCATCGCATTGCATTTGCATGATAACAAAAGGATCAGAAGCAACATACGCTACAATATCACTCGCAGCAGTTGATGCTGGAAAATATTGATTTGGCGTAAATTGTTTTGTCGTTGGATCAGTGTAAGCGCATCCAAGAAATACACCTATAGGGGTACAAGCTGTTGTGCCTGTATCTTTAGCTATAGTCGTATTCGGATTGTCATCAGCCCATTTTACAAAGTCACCATAAAATATGGAAGTACCATAAGCACTCTTGATTTTATAGTGCGTAACTTTGGCATTGTATGCACAAGACACTAATGATCCAACAGGCGTAGCTCCATGAGGAGTTGCACTTGCCGCCATGATTGTCTCCTATAAAAGTTAAATTAAGTGACTCTAAGAATCACTCCCAAAAGTTGTCCTAGTCTTGCGTTCAAAGACTTGCTTTGTCGCCATCCTAGAATCTTGATCTTTAAAATATGCGTTGTCTACAGATTCCATTTGTGTGTGAGCCATTTTTCTAAAATGCTCATCTCTAGCTTCCGCTCGTTCTTTTGGCATCTTGCATAACAATTGCCCACCAATCTCTATATTCCCTTGTTCCGCCCATTGTGAATTGTGATCCATCATATGGATATGAAGTTCCGGGTGATCTTCTAATTTACAAGGCACCCAGCCTTCACGAAGTTTTTGAGAAACATTAGGATTATCTGCTTCACCTAAAAGGCTTGTCCTTATGTATCTAAAAACCCAACCATCTATTGGGTCTGGATCGGGTAAAATCGATGGATTGTCCCAACTTTGCTCTCTTTGTTCCACCTTTCGGCTTTCTGAACCCCTTGGGGTACGCTCTTGGTTTGCAGGTTCTTCTACATCAGAAGTTTCAATATTATTTGTTTGATTAATTTCTGACATAGCTTAACTCTCCCGTAAAAGTTGATTTGCATATGACTCATTTGTTATTCCAAGTTTCTTAGCGATTCTCACTTGGCTTTGAGTCAAACGTATTGAGCGAGGTTTTTTACCGCTATTCCTCTGAGCGGGTGCGACAACATTTGCCGGTTGTCGTTTAGGTGCTTCTTCTTGAACAATTTCTGTTTCATTGGAAGATTGCACACCAAAAAATTCAGGAAATTGACCTTTCATTGCTGTATCAATTTCACTGTAATATTCCTTTGACTGAGTAGCAGGATCAACGCCTTTCGCCTTTAAACTCTGATCCAGATACATGGCATAGGATGTCATCTCCCTATGCGCTGGATCAGTACCCATGAACCACGGGTTTTTACCTGACCACTCTTGCATCTCAGGGTCAAGTTTAGGTTGAACCGGCTGTTGAGGTGCATTCTTTGCTACCTGATTCTGTATCGATTGAGCGTAAGCAGGTGCATTTTGTTCGGCATAGGTCGCTCTGGAAAGTAATTCCTGCGCTTTTGCCATTTCATCTGCATCGCCTTCATCATAAGCTTTCTTGAATTGAGCCTGTGCATTGTGCTTTGCCCACTGAGCATTATTCATGGCTTGCTTATTCAAGGCATCACCGCCTTGATTGACCATTTCCTGCAAGCGTTGATTTTCCTGCATGACTGTTTTTAAATTATTGACAGCCTCTTGGCTTTCCCTATTTGCCGCTTCTTTAGCCCTGCGTTCTTCATGGTACTCGTATTTGATCTTATTGATACGATCACCGGCACGTTTGCTATATTCGGATATCTCCTTATCTAGCGTATCATCATCAACATCGTCACTGGCTGTTTCCTGTTTCTTTGGTCTGCGATCTTCTTCGGGAGTATCATCCACAATCTCAACTTTAAGATCATCGGGTACTACTGAAGTAATATCAGTCTTTACCCCGAAAAATTTTTCTTCTTCAGTTGCTTTTTCTGTTGCTTCGCTCATGCTCTCACCACTCCTGTCGGGTTTTCGACAACTGCTTCCACAGTGTCATCGTTGATTAAGCGAAACTCTTGTCCGTACATCTTTATGCGAGTGCCAGAATAAGCACGAAATAATACCCAATCGCCTTTTTTACACCAAGCTCCACTCGGAAATCTCTTGGCATCCTTATAGCAATCAGGTCCGAGTTTTAAAACAAATCCGCAAATATTCGCGGTTTCTTCTATCTGTCTTGTTTCCTCGGCTTTTATAATACCGCCTTCCGTTTTTTCCTTAGACTGTGGCATGACTACCAATATCTTCCATCCTTTCGGATCAGGCATTTGGCTTTTGCCATCTAAATCTATGGGTGGTTTTTCGGGAGATATTTTTTTTGCTGTGCTTTTATTCATAGTGTTGCACGACTTTAGGAGTCGAGTTCCTGTTATTTAATATGCTTTTCACTCCAGTCCAGCATTTCTCTTTCCGCGAGTGCCAATCCTTCAATAACACCAGCCATCTTTTGATAATCGCTAAAATCCTTACAGGCACCCGTTGCCATGTGATCAGCGTGTTGATTCATCAGCTCCCTTAGACGTTTCTTTAAAAAAGAAGAGAGTGATAGCTGTGTGATATCATTTGTCATTCTTATTGATATCTTTGGCTATATCGATACCAATGTCAAGACCCTTCATATATTCTTCGCGCTCTGCTTTTTTATCTTCTTGTTCGTTTGATAGCAGATCGCTTGCAATTTGCTGTCCTACTTTTAATCCTGCTATTTCTTCTTGTGACTTAATTCGTTTTTCTTCAAGCTCTTTATTACCACTGGCTTTAGCCGCATCCAGCAATATTTTGGCTTGACCTTCCTGTAATTTGCGTTGCACTTCCGCTTCCTTGATACCGAGTTCCCTTTCCTTCGCCTGTATCAATGGGTCTTTCATTTGTTCTTGTATACGTTGTTGTTCCGCTTGCGCTTGCGATGTCATGGTGACCCGCTTCGCTGCTTCGGCAACCAACTCGGAAATCCGTTTCTCAACATCGGCAGGGATAGGCTCGCCTTCTGGCGGTAACTCAATACCCATTTCCTGCTCAACCTGTTTCCTGAACTTCATGGTCAGGTGCTCATTCACATAGGCTGATGCTGCCGCTTGTATTGCTGCTGCATTCGGTGCCTTTTCAACCAGTTGCATGATTTCAGGATTTTCTTGAGCTGATGCCACTGTCATTATATGTGCTTCGTGATCCTGCTCGATAAATGCCTTAACGGGATTGCCGTTGATTAAATTCTGTACTGCCGTGACGGGATCGACTGGTTTAATGTCATCCTCAGTCGGAACGATATCTTCCACGTTTCTGATTCCCAATACTTCCAGCATCTGCCGATGCAATTCAGGCAGGTTATACATCTGCGGTGCGGTGGTCGCCAATTGCATGGCGGCTTGATACTGCATGATGCGTTGTGCCATTGTTGCAGCATTCGGATCGGATACGGGCAAGACATCCACCCTTTCATCAAAATCCTCCGCCTTGATAAATTCTTCTTCATCCATCTCGTAGGGGTAAGCGGGATCGGTAAAATCGGTAACGATATTGACCAATATATCAAATTCCTTGCGCATGGAAGCATGAAGCCGTGCTTGTACCGCACTCATCACTTTCATGTTTCTTTCCATCAATGCCAGCGTTGTGCCGACAGGAGCCTGATTATTCATGTCCGATATCTTCATATCGGAGATACTGGCAAACCTTCTTCCTTCCTCAACAATATTCTGCAATAGCTGGTATAGCGTTGCCGATGGTTCCTTGTAAGGCAGGAAGGTAATATTATCCCGAATCGCGCCACCGGGAATATCGACATCCCTGAACTCGCCCGGCATGATCGGGGTATCATCGCCCTTAATGCGTAATCCTCTGGCTTTCAAGCCGCCCGGTAAATTGGATAACGTACCTGCATCCACTAACTGCCTTAATAGGCTGGTGGCTGATTTGGCTAATCCGCCTATCATGTGGATCAATCCAAAGCCGTAAAAACCGATTCCCGGTAAATACTGGTAATGCACAAAATGCATACGCCTTAATTTTTTCGGGTCATCCTCATACCAATTCCTGCGGATACTCAGGACAATCCCGCTTGGATAGTCCATCGTTACCACATAAGGTACCGCTATTCCCGTTGCATTCCCTGATTCATCGGTATCTTCAAATCCCTGTAAATCCAGATTTACCTGCATTTCCAGTAATACATGGCGATTATCAAGGTTGTAAGTATCGACATCGCCCGTCATCTCGTCATATTTTTTGGCGATATCGCTTGAATTTGGTGATGCATCCGGTAATTCGACATCCCTGTAGAAGCCGCTTACCTGCATCTTGCGTACATCATTGGAAGATTTCTTCATTATGTGCGTGGCACGTTCACAGGTTTCCAGATCACTTGCTCCGTAATTCACGATAACATCTTCTGCCGGTACAAAAATCGAGCAGGGTCTATCCAAATTAGGATCGTAATATACTTTACGGAACGCGGAACCCGCCAACGGAAGGGAAAATAACATCTTTTCCGTTTCGGTTCGGTATTCCGTCATCTCGTGGGTCAGCAGGAAGTTGAGATAATCTTGGACACGCTGTGCCTGTTTTGTCTTATCTTCAGTGACCTTGCCGACTATTTTTGTCCTGACAGGACCTTGTGCTGGAAACATTTCCGAAATTGCCTGAGATTGAAAACGGATGACCGCTTCACTCATCATCGGGTGAAACACGCCACAGGCTCCAGCCCACGGGGTGGTACGATCTTCAAACTTCAATCCGAGCTGATCCAGTCCTTTGGTGTAAGTCTCTTCCCAATCAGTACGGGATTCCTTGTCGCCCGCATACGATTCAATCAAATCCATGCCCAATGTATCCAATTCCTGCTCATCGATAAAATTGACCAGATTGGAATCAAATTCAGATTCTTCGGATTGTCCTGCATTCGGGTCAAAATCAATAATGACACCGCCATCCTCAGTCTCTATCGCCACCGACTCAGGGTTCTCAATGGCAATCGAGAGTTCCTCTTCAGGCTCCTGTTCAATGGTACCTTCTATCGGGGTAGCAGGTCGTCTTTCTATAGCCATGATTTCTTCACATAATTCTCCTAATGCAATACCCTGTTGTCAGTTTTGTGGATAAAAAGATCATCCATGATTTCCTGTAGTTCCTGTTCAAATTCTTTGGTTAACTCGACTTGTAAAATCAATCCGTGAGATTTAGCCAACTCTCTGGCATTCATCCATGTATCCGCATGGATATTCGGACCTTCGTATTCATCGCCATCTAAAAAAAAAGAAGTTGAAAAGATTTTCATCAATAATAATTTGCGATTCTATTATGCTCCAAAGGTTCATCCTCTTCATCGGAATGCAGTGGAACGAACCCGCCTTGCCTGAATCTTAACAGAGCTTGCGTTGTGCTATCAACTAAATCGTCATGTTCCATGTTGGGGAATCCTGCAAATTCTTCTATGACTTCTTCCGCCCATCGTGTTGAGGGGTGCCATACCACGCCTGATGCAAATAAATCGGAAACCGCATTCACCCTTGAAATCTTATCATTGCCGCGACTCGGTGTGTATTCCTGCACGGGTATCCCCATTTGCCTTAATTCAAAGATAAGGGGGGTACCAGCCGCTTTCGCTTCGACAATGAATGCATCCGGTTTATACATCTGATATTTATCCATTGCCTTCTTTTTCAACTCTGGAAACTCCAAGCGTTCCTTGTAGGCATCCAGTAAAATTAAATTCGGTGCAAGCTTGCCTTCATCGTTCTCACGATAGAATACTCCCCATGTGGTACAGGCGGAGTAGTCGGCTCGCTGTGTTTTCAGGAATGCCGTATCCCATGATTGAATAATGAAATCACAATCGGGAGGATTAAGACCTTCCCATTCTTTCCACCATTCGCGTTTGACCAATGCACCTTCTTCCGAAGTCGGGTCCTGTTGGTACTGAGCCATCCATTTACTGCTCGGTAGTTCCGACCTGAGTGCATTTAATTCATCTATATCCCAAAATTCAGCCCATAACGGATTACCTGACGGCATAATTGCAGGTAATTCAATCACTTCCCACTTCTCTGTGCCACCACGTTTGATGCTGGAATCAACCAATTGACCGGTCAGGTCACGATTATGCCAGCGCGTCATCACGACAACGATGGAACCCTTCGGTTGTAGACGCTGTCTTGGACCAGAGGTGTACCATTCGTAAGTGCGATTGAATATGTTGATATCCGCACTGACACCTTCCTGTTCCGAATGCGGGTCATCGATCACCAATAGATCGGCACCTTTACCCGTTACCGCACCGCCAACACCGATAGCAAAATACTCGCCACCCTTGTTGGTATTCCAACGACCAGCCGCCTTGCTATCCGCTTGCAGACTGACATCGGGGAAAATACTCTTAAAATCGGTACTGTTGACCAGATTACGCACCTTTCTGCCGAATCCCACCGCCAGTTCTGCGGTATGTGCAGTCTGAATGATCTTCTTTTCTGGATATTGACCCAAAAACCATGCAGGTAACAGGTAGGAAGCAAACTCCGACTTGGTATGTCGTGGCGGCATATTGATAATCAACCGCTTCAGCTTGCCTTGTGCAACCCGTTCAAACGCTTCAGCCATGATGGAGTGGTGTTTACCTTCAATAAAGGCAGCCCACATCTCTTTTACAAACGGCATAAACCCGTCATGACACTTCTCAGACCTTTCGGCACGTTCAAGGTCACGAAATAACTCGACATACTCACGCTGTTCATCAACAGGCAAGCTCTTTATCATATTCAGGGCTTTATTATTCAGAAAATTCACCATATGGTAACCAGATGTTATATATACCTAATAGTGTATATACCATATAACTAAAATAAATTACTTAGTAACCATTACTTAGTGGAATTAGTAGGTACCTACTATTTATTAGGTAGATACCTCTGGCTAGATTATAACAAAATACCTACCCTTCACAGAAAAAGCAATAAATTTTTGAAAAAAATATTGACCCGTCTAGGATTCCTACCCTTTTTCCTGAAAAAAAATATATTTTGCGCTAAATATGCTTGCATTTTGAAATATAATAGGGGGGGGTATGAAACTAAGTCTATGAATGTGGAGATCACTGTGTGTGTGTGTCGGACAAGTACCCTAATCCTAAAAGCGGGGGGTGGGGGTCGCCATAGAAATCCAGTCTTTTTTACCTATGACGTGATAGTCCTACAGTGTCATTTTATCTAGTGTGATAGTCGTATGGTTTAGTCGGATTACTCATTTTCTGCCATGAGTGTTTTCAATCGACGCTCGATCTCACCTTTGATTTGATCACTGGATTGTAATTCTCGTGTTTCCACAATATCGGAAAACATACTGCACGTCTTTCCTAGCAACTCTAATGCCCTGACCCTCGATGCATCACTACCTGTCTTGGACTCCTCATACAATTGTTCTATGACGTAGAGTCTCGTCCTGACCGAGGATGCCTGTGAGATGTCCTCAGATCGCTTCTGCTTCATGGAGATCGCTAGGGTGATACTGGGTGTGCAGTGTAACAACGATGCATCCTTAGAGACCCATTTAGGAATCGATCCATCCTTATTCATTGTTACGTCATATGCATCACAATAGGCTTGTTTGATGCCTGAGAATTTCTGCGGAATTTGAGCGCAGTTGGATACAAATCTCTTCTGTTTATAGGTCAGTTCTTTTTTCCCTACCAGTGTCAGGTCAGGTTTATTCTTTTTTGCCATCTTGCCGTACTCCTTTGTTGGTGTTACTTACAAAGAAATATTAATTGGTCTCAGTTCTTTTGGGAAGGGCGCTACTATTAATGAGTCAGAATAATGGTAATTAAATGTTGCATATTGTGTCTCGTTTGATATCTTTGAATCTCAAATTAACCAAACACAGGGAGAACTTATAGAAAAACTAAATTTGAAATCGCAAGCATCTTGGTCTTGCTGTGGTTTTTAGATTCCCACATTACTCATAATCTAATTGGTGCTTTCACAGACCTTTCATCCAAGAAGCAGTATGGGTGTTCCAAAAACTGACTCTTAACGGCAAAGTAATGTCGGCTTCCCGCGAACTAACAGCAACGGATAAGAAAGACAGGTTAAATCAATCGTAAAGTCGATGCCTAAGGGATTCATGCCAAACAGTCCACGAATTAACGTGTATGAAGAGCATCCTAATTTTGGGGTGCAGAAACTTTTGGAGTTAACAAAATGAAACTATCAGAAAAAATACAGGAACGAAGAAATGATCTTGATGTAGCAAAAGATCGATTAGATAATTATCAACGCATAATTGATCAGGTTGAAGAGCATATACGCTCCTCTAGATGGGATGTGAGCGACATTGATATTAAACTTAATTGGCTCAAGGCTTATGACAACAAATTCATAAGTACCGACATCCCAAAAACAACAGACGCGGAAGCGCTTGAGGAACTCGATCTCGAGTTTGAGGAAATAGACGACAAAATTAAATCCATCGTTAACACATGGTCTGCTTTGTTGGGTGTCATTGGTTCTGCACCAAAAGGATATGAAGGAATTGTCCACAGCGATAAAAGATACCAAGAATAAAGAGTGATTAACTCGATCCCATTCTTCGGAGTGGGATTCATGGTAATCATTTAGATTATTGAACGTGGCAATCATGCCAACACTTTTGGAGAAGTAAAATGATAGGAAATAACTCAGCGCCTACTTATGTAGTAGACAAAAAACAATTGCGGTCACATCTTGAAGATGGCGAGCAGGTAGCCAAAATCAACAGGGGTGAGATTGTGATTCAAGGCAATCAGAACGGATACCATTACTTCAGGTTATTGAAGGGATGGAGAAGTTTCATCGATTACAGCGTTGCCTAGTTAAATGGCATTTTGGGGGGATACTAGCACTAGGGTATCCCTCTAAAAATGTCGTCAGCGCGATCTGAGAGCGTCAAAAATAGCAAACTGATAGCAAAACTGATCGGAAAATGCGATTTTCCCTGATGACTGTGAAAACAGGGTCTTATTTAAAGGCTGACTCAAAAGAGTCGAAATCAGTTTTTTAACTTATAACTTTTTGGAGGAAATAATTATGAAAGTTAAAGTTACAACAACAGTGGACATTGACTTAAATACATATAAATTATTTATGAAAATCAGTGGCGATCAAACTGAAGATGGCGAGGTTACTGCCGACATGGTTCGCAATGATGTGAAAAGTTACATTGCTCATATTGGTGCGAATTGTTTACAGGATCATATTGGCAATACAATTCAAGGGCATCATGACTGGACTGATACTGATATCAGTTGGTGCGATGATTCAGTACGTGTAACCAAAACAAACCAGTGATTAACTCAATCCCATTTATAAAAGTATCCTGACGGATCAACTTTTTACAGTGGGATTTATGGTAATCATTTTTTAGATTATTGAACGCGACAATTAAGTCGAAACTTTTGGAGAAAATCATGGCGAAAAAAATGCCTGATTATATAAAGCAACAATTGAGAAAAAATGAAAGCACTAGAAATATCCTGATGAGAACAAGATTCAAAAAAAGTCGGCAAGTTGCTCGTGAACTTGAGCGACAAACAGGATTGGATTTGGATCAAGAGTCATGGGTAGATTTTAGGAAAAATAAGAACGATGAACTTGACTATATATCTCGTGACCTTCGCAGAACTGTCCAACAATCAGTGGAAGATTGCATCAAGTATCACAATGAGCATCTTGTAAATGGTAATGGAACTAACGAGGTTAAGTGATTAACTAAATTCCACTTGTATAAAAGTATCCTGACGGATTAACTTTTTGTGAGTGGAATTTGTGATAATCATTTTGATTATTTATCGATGGCAATTATGCCAATTACTTTTGGAGGAGATAGTTATGATAAAAGTAATAAAAGGAACTGGCGCATCTGAAATAACTGTAAAAAAGGCGGTTACTTTGATTAGTAATTTAGAGCCTAAAGCATCAGTAAATATTTCTGATGATTTAACTTGTATTGATATCCCAAATGGGAGCGTACAAGTAATATGGGAAGATGGGTCAGAGTCTGTATTAACTGATATTTCAGCCGAATAAACCAACTGACGAGACTCAGCGAAAATCTGAGCGAAACTGCATTGGAGGGTGCAGTCTTGGTGATCGATCATTTACTGGTCGATCTTTTTTAACTCATAACTTTTGGAGGAAAATAGTTATGGAAAATCAAATAGCACCACACAACGGATTTGGCAAAAACGATATTATCGTTCTAGTCAAAGAACCACATAAGTTTGGATCATCAAATAGAGTGTTTGTCGTGGTCATAACTGAAGATGGCAAACGCTTTGCTAATACTGCTTGGTTAAAAGAAGGTTATCGTATTGAAGAGTCAAAAACGATAGATTCATTTGATGAAGCAATAATTAAATTTGATGGCGTAGGCGAAATTGGTGATGACATCTTTGTTGAAATACATCCGAACAATGGATGGGTTTTGTGGGAACGTACAAATGCATACAATTCTTTTGAGTCTATTATTGGAAAGGATTTTAGTATTTATAAAAATCAGGCTTATAGGGATGCTAGAATATTTCACCAAGATAATAAATATGCTTATGGTGTTTATCTCACTAATCCTAAAAAATCCAATCGACCATTTGTTATTAAATTGCAAAAGAC